TTGATCGCGTCTTCGGGAGACATTTCTGTCTCGCTGGCAAGGAAAAGCGCAAGCTGTTCACGGCCAACGGCGGCGGGAGCCTTTAGGATGGCGGCCGTGCGGGCGCGCTCAGCCACCACAGCCGCGTGCTTTGCTTCCTCTTTTTCTTTTTCAGATTTCGCTTCGCGCTCTTTTTTGTCGCAAGCCTCTTTTTCTTCGGCTTCCTTCTTCGCGCGGGCCTTTACTTCTTCGTCGGTTTCAACTTTTGCCATGGTATGTGTCCTTATGTTATAGTGAGCGCTTGAAGATTGAACTTAGTGTTGGCTTGCTGAGATTGTCGTCTTTGATCCACTTATCAATTAAAAGAAATGAGATGAACAATGCGTTCACGAAGCCTAAATTAAACCAGAGCACAGGATCATTCATCGCCTTTGTCCTTGTTAGAGATTTGTTCCCTCTGACAAGTTTCGGTTTCCATAACCGGAGTCTAGCGCAGATGTTAAGGCGTCTGCGAATTGTTGGAGTTGCTGTTTCTTTAGTAGTTTGTTGCGGGCGAGTTCATTTTCGAGCGCCCTTTTTAAAGGACAAGCTCGCTATCGTCTCCAAGCTCATCCCAGTCATCCTCACCGCCGCCTGCGTTTTCCTTGCGGCGATTAGAGACTATAGCATTTTCATTCCCAGCGCTATGGGAATTTTGTTCGGACCATTCCTCGTAACCGTCGTCCATCGTCTCTGATACAGGTTGCTGTTTTCCTTGCATATCCTGTGTCATCGGGATCGGCAGCCCGAGTTTTTTCATTTCGTCGTATTCACGAGCGCGTTGCTTCATTACCTCTTGCCAATCGAGTCCAAGCTCTGAACATTCAATTTGCAATGTGCTAATTCCACTGTTCATGCGCGCAATCGCCGCAGTAACTTCCTTTTGCGGATCAATCCACGACATCCCCGGACCGAGCCAGCGGCATGAACAATATGCCGATTTCGCCTCGCGGAACGCTGGAGCGCCCTTCGGAAGCTTAACAACGCCCTTCGCAATCGCTTCCTCTAGGAAATTCTCAAAATGAGGATTTGCGAAAACAGAGGCAAAGTTTTGCCGCTTGCTCTTGAACCCGCGCCAGATTTCAAGCAACGCTCCGCGAGCGGAACTATAATTTGTCTGACTATAATCTCCGGTTAGTTGCTCATACGAAACTCCCGCAACCGAAGCGACGTTTCGCAAACCTGTGCGCATGAAATTTTCAAAATTAGCATTAGGATGTTCTGGACGTTTAAAATCAACCTCATCATTTGGGTATAGGAATTTCATCGTAACATTGGGCATTTTAAGCCCAGACTTCTCATAAAATCCGAGGCGCGATGCCTGCTGAGGCGAAAGTGAATCATTTTCTTCACTTTCAAAACTTCTTGCTAGCTGTTCGGGATCGTTAGGACTTTTCACAAAAGCCGCGAGTAATGCGTTCAATACTGCCGCTTGAAGTTCACAATTATCGTATTTTGTTAGCATACGCACTTTGCGGAGGATGGGCGCGAGCATTGGCTCACCGCGAACCATGCCTGATCGCATAGGCTTAAAGCTATGAACGCATTTGTGGCGACCATTAGGGTAGCGCTTTTCGACCATGAGCCATCGCCAGGGATAACTTCCGACAACCCCTAAATCCCCCGGATGCGCTGATCTAAACCAGTATCCGGTCGGCTGCCCAAATTCTCCCAATTCTACTCCACCCCGGCGTGTAACCGAATCAAGCCATAAATGAGGATTGCTAAGGCGGTCCGGGTCGATTATTTGTATACATGTATGGTAGTCTGATCTCTTTTCATCCCACAACGATAAACTGCACGCCTCACCATCCATGATAAAGTGTCTAAATGCCAAGGTCAAAATACCAGTAAAATCAAGCCGCTGCCCGGCGTCGATGTATTCGCAATTTTCAGAATAATCGTGCCACGCGGCCTCTATGGACTTTTGCAGTTGTTCCGTTTCGTCTGGACCGATGCCTAACAGTTGCGCGTTTGGCGTCGAATGCAGCCTCCATCCTGAACCGATAACTGAATCTAATACACGGGTTACAGCGGCGCTTGCCCAGCCATCGCTACGAACAAGGTCGTGTATTCTATTCGCAAGCCGGTCGCGCGAAAACCTTAGCGCGCTTTCTCCCGAAAACGGAAATGGCTCCCACCCGGCTAGATCGGGATTTGTTCGTGACGCACCTTCGTAAGCTTGATCGCTTAAACCGCCATAAACCTCGCCTAGCGGCCCGCTGTCATAATCTCCGCCCATTTCCCCAAAGCCCGCGCTGGCGCGCAATCCTGCCCCGAACTTTCGTCCAGTCTCCCGAGGCGAAACTTTAATTGGCAAGCCATCGGGGCCGAGAAGCTTCATTTTTGAACCTTATTAACTATGTTGTGCTCAATCCAAGCGAGGCGATTTTGAAAATCCGCTGCCTCTGCAGAGCGCTCCTTATCGAATATTTCGTGATCTGACTTAGTGAAGGCAACGCTTCTGATTTGTTCTATGCGCTCGTCTGTATATATTCTCAATTCTTTAATTTGCAATTCCAACTTATTGAGATGTTCTTCATTATGAGTTATGCCGACTACTGAGTAATTTTGATCCGCGACGCGGAGCGTGTTTTGGATCGTTATAATAAATCCCATAAAAAGCAGGAAAGCGCTAACCCAAGCAGCGGTTTCTTTCCAGCTTTTTTCCGATAAGCGCTGTAGTTCGCCCCTTATTTCTGAGGATGTAATTTCGATAGCGGCTAAGCGCGCCTGAATGCTATCAATCTCTCTGATTTTGTCCCCTTGTTCATCATATGGAAGTTTAATGAAACGGTGATGCCCTGCATTCGGATTCATCATTCGGTATGCGCCTTTCGTGCGAAGGCACTAGACGCTGCCTCCATGATATATGTTTCTGGCCTTGATACGGCCCCCGGAAACCTGCACACCTGCTTGGCGCAACTGTCCTTTTAGGTCGCTGATATATGAAATTAGTGCGTTGCGGTCGGCGGGCGTAAATTGCATTTGCTCTACGGAATGTCGCCCCTCTTGAATATTCTTGCCCATGATAAGATTTGCATAGGCTTGTTCCGCATCGCAAAGGCGTGCTTGGAGTTGGGCGACAGTGGCCATTTTATTTATCCATGCACCGGAGCGCCGAAGGCGTGCCATCCAAGTATCAAAAACAACACGAACAGCAACAAGCTGTTAACGACACCGCCGTAAGGGCCAAAGACTGTTCGTCCGGGCCAGTTGGCAAGAAGACCAAAGAACAACCAAAGCAGCATAAGAATATAAAACAGCAGGCCGAGAGTCATTTTAGTCTCCTAGAGGGTTTCCATAGTAACGCAGATTTCGTGGAGAGCGCGCGGCCAATTCTCTAAGAGAAAGGCTGCTGTGAATTTTTCTTTTCACCTTTTTCGGCAAGGTGCAAGGCTTTTCGATTTCGTCGCCGTCTATCGGCTTGTCGATGTTAGTGAGCAATTCTGTAAGGCACTTAGGAATTGAGAGATAGTTAAAACGGTCGAGCCCATAGGCAATGCTAACGAGGCCCCATTTTATATCAAAAATTATAACTGGAGTGACATTCGATAGGGTTGCAACATAAAATCCATTAAGGGAAATTTCAATAGTGTCTACTGTATAGACCGCGCCCAATTCAAGAATTGGCGGGCCACCATAGCTAGACGGTGCCGCATTAACGCAAACTACGTCAGTTCCAGGGAGGGTATGGGGCGAGATCATGGTCGTGATCCCTGTGTTATCCGTTTAGCTTGCCGAAGTCGCTAAGTCGTCTAGGTGGTTTCTTTATCTCGACGCCCTCTTTAATAACGGGCGTCTTTAATGTTCGCGCACGCAAGTTAACATACCCGAGGCCCGCGCGCACGGCTAGAGCGTAGCAGAGACAATCTAACGCTTCGTTACGAACGCCTGCCATTACTGGCTGAAAAGTAATTTTCGGGCGGTTGTTTATGTATTTAATTATTCTGCGTTCCGAAGAAACTTGCTCATACCAAGCTTCTGGGAGCGTATCGCTTATGCGCAAAGCGGTGTGGTTGCGAATTCCAGTATCAATCGAAGTAGGTTCGCCCATCGCGTCTATGAACGCGGGCGCGGCGAGCCGTTCGAGAATTTCACTCTTGACTTGTTCGACGCCAATCAGGAACAACTTAGGGGCGTTCGCTTTCTTACCCGCGCTAGGCGTCCACACCGGGCGCGGTCCCGCGACGCCGCGAATAGCAAAGACTTTGCGCCAAAGTCTCGGTGTGCAAAAGTTATATGTCGCTTGCGTGCGCGACTCCGGGCCGGTTCCCGTGCCGCCGCTATCTATCGCCACCGCTTCGATACCGATTGTTCCGCCGTTCGACTTGACCCATTTCTGCATTAGGAACTTGTCTAGTTCCTGCCATGTGCGGGCCTCGATAGTAGAACCATGCACGACATAGTGAAGAAGAATATATGGCTGGTTTGTGCCGCTCCAACCGACGACTGTTACCTCGATACGATCATTCTGCACGTCGCAACCGACCGTCATCAAAACGATCTCATCAGGAATATCGTCCATACCGAAAGGCTCTGCCTTCCGTTTCAAGTCGTCTTCGTCTACAGAGTCCAAGGTTGTTCGATATGCCTTACCAAGAACAGTGTTTTCGAAAACCTGAATTTCTGCTGGACCGCCGCGTTTGGCGCGCAAAAATTCTTCGGCCAACATTCCCCACCGCGCATTTTCGAACAAAGAGATAAGTGTATTGACGCGAAACCCCGCATGATCGAGAACATCTGGACGTGTCGCCCTCCATTCGCCGTCGTGGACCATGCCATATTTATGCTTTTCTTCAATTTGCTTTTCGCAATGAGGACAAACGGCGTAAGCGCTTCGCGGATCGTCTTGCGGCCAATGGATATGTGCCCATTGCAATTCGAAGTATTCATCGCAGAATGGGCAAGGAATTTCAAAGATGCGTTGATCTGACTGCCCATATTTGCGCGTTACAACGCTTATGCCTTCTACTGTCGGTGTTGATCCGAGAACAATCTTTCGATCATCGTGCGAAAGCGTGCGTTTTTCAGCCAGCGCGATGGGATCACCTTCAGAAGAAACTTCGAAAGCGTCAACTTCATCCATGAACAAAACTTTAGCATCATGGGCTCTTAGGTTACGCGGCGAGCGCGCCGCTAGAAGCTTTAGTGTTCCGCCGCTAGTGAACTGCTTGTATTTAAGGGTGTCGTGCTGCGCGATTTTACCACCCCAAACGGTCGTGCGCGGATTTAATAGTTCAACTAAAGCTGGGCTGTCGAGAAAGGTCGGCTCGACTTCATCTATCGCGAAGCGCCTAGCGTCATCCTCCGTGGGGCTAAGCAGGATTATGCTGGACGGACGGTTTAAGGCGTAATGCCCTATCGCGCCGATTAAACACTTCGTGAACCCTATGCGCGCTGATTTAATCACCGTTACGCGCTGCAAGTGCCGGTCGCCTATCGCTTCGAGAATTCCCCGCTGATACTTCCATAGTTTCATTTTGCCGGGGATAGGCGCGGTCCTGCTAGACAAATATATATTTTCTTCTATCCATTCGGGAAGCGAACGCCTGCTAGGGGGCCTTATTTCCTTCCTAAACAGAGCATTTAATTCAGCAATATATCGATCACTAGTCTCCCCCGAACTCGTCAAGTATGCCATAAACCATATCCTCAATCTTTTCTTCGCTTTCGACGCTCAATCGAAAAGAGCCGCGAATTTTCGACGGCAAAGACAGCAAAGCACCACGAAAACTTCTGACTTTATTAAGCCATTCCTTAGTAACAAGGTCTTTTTTAACGAGCGCGCCGGACATAATCTCATATTTAAGCTCGGCAAGCTCACGATTTGCGCGTTTTAGGAGCGCTGATTCTTGTCCGATGTCGATGCAGCCAACTTCCCCGTCGAATTTGCCCTGCGGTGAGTCGCGAAGGTATTTTATGTATTGGGCAGTAGAATCCTCAGCGTAGCGGCCTTGGGCGACACGGCGAATTATGCCGTCCGAGGCGAGGTTTTCGATAACTTGGTTGCTCGTTCCCCAAAGTTCCATTAAATACGCGACGGATACGCCCTCGGTTTTACTTTGTAAGCGCGTAGCGAGCCGGTTAGCTTGGGCAATGGTTTCGCGGGTGGGTTGAATACTCACATTCACAGTTGAAAATCTCGCTTTCCGAGCGGATCATGACGATGTTCGAACGGATGTTCTTCGGGAAGGTGATCGCGCTCTGCGTCTAGGTGCATCTGTTCACGAGCAAGCTGTTCCTGTTGTTCGCGAATTTGGTTTTCCTGTTGCATACGATGCAATTCTGCTTCCGGGTCGGGCTGAGGCGGCATGGTCTGTTGGACTGTGTTACCGAACATCTGCTGAACGCGCATCGTGAAATAGCTCGCGAATCTCATTAGGGGTCGGTCCGCCCGCTGAATATCGCCGCCGACGCTCTGCATGTAGTCAGAGGCGAACTTGTTTACGATAACGGCGAATTCATCATTTGTCATAGCTACACCTTAACAGTTAGCTTAACCTTTAGTGTAGTCTCGCGCCCGCCGACTAAAGAGGGAGGCTTATAATCGGCGGGCGCGTCACGCTAGTGGCAAGGCGAACACTTGCGTGGAACTGGTTATTCTGATTTATATCAAGCTCCACGCCACCGAAGCTCGTTCCTGTCTCGGGCGAACTAGCTAAAATTCACCTTTGCTTCATCGACTTATTCATATTCGCCAGCGTTTCCTTGCAACATCTGGTGATATAGCGAATAGGTGGCATCACCCATACAGGCATTGGCTCTTTGTGCCATCCGAACACAGGGTTAAAACAGGAATTGGTAAAAAGAGAAACGCGGCC